GTTTGTAGTATTGCGGGACCCGCAGATTTAGACTACGGTACAAATTTTACAATTGAACAAGTGCTACAAGATATTGTTGACAATTACACACAAAATAGTTTGGCCACTAGACAAGATTGTAGCCCAAGATATCGTTATTCAAACTACACTGCGGCTGTTGGTAGACAACCTAGTTTGTACAGCAACATACAAGCCACAACTGCAAAATTTTATTTTGTGCAAAACAATTTAGACACGCTTGTACCTAATTCAACTGTTCTTCCATTTGCTAATTCATTGGGTGTAAAGGCTGATATAAAAATGATAAATGAAGATGATCCAGCAACACCACCTGGTGTCCCTGATCATAATTATACGACTGCTTTGAGCACTTTGGTCTTGGAAATTGCGGCTAAAGTGTTTGTTTAAAGTATATCAATAATATCAAAAACGGTTTCTAATTTTGTACGAATAGTTTTATTGGCAAAACTTGTACGTAGGCCTTGATGTAACGGCTTTGGT